CTATACATTGAAATACCAGAACTAAGAACAGTTATTAATAAAAAAGCACAAATGCTTTCTTTAGGTATTCCAAAGCTAGTTAATGATAAAGGTGATATTATAGATAAACATTGGGTATTGGATTTAATTAGAAATCCCAATCCTCTACAATCATGGAGTGATGTAATTTATTCTATTTCGGTAAACGATTCTCTACATTCATCTTCATTCGTATATGCTCCTAAGAGAATAGGTGAAATAGTAAATCTATTTGTACCACTACCATCACACAAAATGCAAATCAACACAACTGGAAAGTCTTTAAAGCAAATGACTAAAGATGGACTAATAAAAAGCTACACTTACAACTATGATGGACAAAATAAAGAAGATTTAAGTTTAGAAGAAGTTATTATCATTCAAGCTAATGATGGTATCAACATTTTAAATCCAGTATCAAGAATTGAATCTCTAAAGTTTCCTATATCAAACATTAAGGCACAATACAACAAACGTAACGTACTTTTAGAGAATTTAGGTGCTATCGGTATCTTATCATCTGAAAACAGTGATATGGGTGGTGCTTTACCAATGACACCAGAAGAAAAAAGAGATATACAACGTGATTGGTATTACAGAAACAAAGACGAGTTAATGATTACTGAATCAGCTGTTAAGTGGCAACCAATGTCATATCCTACTAAGGACTTGATGTTATTTGAAGAACTTACAGCAGACAAGTTAGCTATCATTGACCTTTTTGGATTGAACTACTATATCTTCTCAAATGAAAAAGGTAGTACATATTCAAACGTTAGGGATGGTATGAGAATGGCATATACAGATACAATCATTCCAGAATCTAAAAAGATTTATGATAACATTTCAGAATCTTTAGGATTGGATAAGCAAGGTTTAAGACTTGTTGCTGATTATGACCATGTACCAGTTCTTCAAGACGATTACTTATCTCAATCTGAAGCACTTAACAAAAGAGCAGATGCACTAACAAAAATTGTAAATGCTGGTATAGGGCTTTCAGAAGAAGAAATGAGAGCGTTACTAAATATATAAGATAAGGGGCAATTAAGCCCCTTTTTTTATTATCTCATAAGTACCATCTGTAAACAGCAAAATGTGTCCATGTGAATCTATCCAGACTTCCTTTATTATTCTATAACCAAACTTTTGCCCTATGTAAAACTTTCGCTTCATATAGGAAATTCTACTATTACTGGATTGTAATCTATTTCGGGCAAATTCCAACCAAATAAAGCATCTGTTGTGCAATTGAAATACTCTTCGTTTGAGATGAACCAATTTCCATCAGCATCCAATGTAGGGTTAAAGAATTGTACACCATCGTAGGTTTGTCCTACTAATTGGTCTTTTTGTTGTGTTGTTAATTGTCTTACTTTCATTTTGTTTTGTTATTTTTATTTATTATACTTGTCTACCAAGTGTAGTTTGGTATGTTTGAACCGCTGTGTAGAAGTTAGCGGCTTCTGTGTCTGTTAAACCATCACCAATAGATGAGAATGCTGATTCTTTTGATGAAAAACCGTATGTTGTACCATTATTATTACCACTACCTATGTATAAATTAATGTTTGGTTTTGTGCTAGCTGAGGTAGATGATGAACTTGATATTATATCACTATTTCTGTGTTGTTTGATAGTATTTGCATCTGGTCTATTCATTAAAAATAACCCTAAACTTGAAGGTACCGATGTTGTTGATGTTGTGGTGTTATAAATACGTGATAACATATTACCATCAGTAAATCTAACATATAAATCAATAATTGATTGACCACTCGTATATACCATCATTTCTGTTGAAGATTCTGATACATTCGTTCTTGAATAATACGAAAAATGGGAACTATTTAATTGCAGAATAGTATTTGGCACTAATTTAGTGTCAGCAAATGCTGTAGTACCATTAGGTAGGTAACCATTTGCGCTGTGAGTACCACCTCCAAAAAATTCTAAATAAAACGCTGCATTTACTGTTCTAGGGTCTTTTAAATTGAACCTATGTTGTGCCGCAGTACCACCTACGAATGGATAAAGTGCTTTCATTTTAGTCCAAATGTTTGCAGTTTTTAAATCAGTTACAAGCGTGTTAATTGCTGTTTGTTGTGTTGAGTCAGTAATTGCAGCGGCTGTTATGAATGCTTGAGCATCAGCGTCAAACGAAACACCCCCACTACTTGCTATTATTCCGTGATTTGCTAATATCATAACTATACTTTTAAGTTTCCGTAAACAGTAGCTTCTGTAGCTGATTTAAACACTAAAGTTCCACCAGCATATTGCCCAGTAGTTTTATACTTTCCACCATTACTTCTAATTGTCATACCAGCACCAGCAACTAAAGTAGTTTCTCCAGCACCATATTGCTCAAACATCATCTGATGACCGTCTGAAAAAACACTAGCGTTTATAGTTAATGTATTAGCAGTAGCAACATTCATTTCAATCAGAGTGTCTATATCAGCTATTGTAGCTACATAAGAAGCAGTTTTTCTACTTCTAGTTAATAACTTATTGCTTTTAGAATTAATGTTTGTCTGAAGGGCGTTTTGTACAGCAGTTAGTTGCCCTTGACTAACAGCATTAAAACCCGTATTAGCAGTATAGAAATCTTCAAACGCAGTTGTAGAAGCAAAAGCATTTCCAGCTTCATCTTGCAAACTAGCAAAAGGTATGTTTAAAAACTCATTTTGCTTTGCTCTAAAGAAAATACTGTATTCAGTTGAGCTAGATAAATATTTAGATACAATTACGTGAAACTTATGTTCCTCGAAATAAGTGTTAGTATCTGTGTCTACTACTACAAAGTAGTTGTTCTTAATAAAAACTTTAAAAGCCATAATTTATATTTTTTAACAAATTTAAAAATTATATTTCTATGTGTCTAAACATTGAACGTATAAATATTACTAATCCAGCTAAACAATCTGGTGCATCATCATTTTTGTTCTTGCCTTCTTGTGAAAAAGAGTAAACATTGTCCATAAAACGCTGATAATAAGAAGTTTCGTTATTTACAAACTGAAAGTAGTTGTTTATGACTGAACTAGCCATAATTATTCTAGTCATCTTATTTTGAGAGTTATGAACTTGTAAAATACGTGTTCTAGTAGATTTCTGTAGTGTTCTAGCGAAAATAGCCCCCATTGCATTGCTTTCTACCCTACAGTAGTTTACTTTCCACTTTGCAAGTAATCCAGCACATAATGGAATAGTTACATCAGTATTGTCTTTGGTGTATAGGTAATCAACAACATAAATATCCTTATTAACAATAACAGCAACAACCATAGCTGTAAAGTCTTTACCTTGGTCTGAAACATCAATGTAAGCTACAGCACCTTGAATATTTTTCTTAATAGATTCAAAATCTCTAGCATCAAGGATTTTCAAGTCTTTAAACAATCTACCTTTACTATCTACTGGAGTTTGCATATATTCAGCAATCCATATATCTGGATTAATCCTTTTCTTTATGTCATAGTATTGTTCTGTACTCATAACATCAGCACAAAAGGTTTCCCCCTTTTCATCCAATGCAGATATGATTATACTCTTATCATATCTCTTTTGCTCAATATTTCGACCAATTACATCGTGAATTGACCATCTAGTGCCTATGTCAATTATAGAACAATTACGTTCCAAACGTGAATCATGGGTAGCTTCTTTCCATTGTAATATCCTATCATTTTGGGTATCACTTAAAGCATCTTCCATACCACGATACAAGTCATCCGTAATTGCTAACATCGTAGCACCAAAACCAATAATCGTTCCACCAACACCAGCACCGAAATATCCAACTTGCCTAGAATTTGTAGTATTCCAACCTTGTAGGTTAGCTTTATCTGGTGCTAAGTCAAAATCTGGAAACACCATAGTAAACTTCTCTTGCTTTACGATATTTCTTACATCGTATGAAAATTTAAGATATAGAGAAGATGTACACGTATTTCTCATTATACTTTCTTTAGGATTGTTACCTAGCGACCATCCACAGAATAATGATGTGATATATGATTTACCAGCCCTAGGTGGCATACTTACAGACAAACCTCTAATCTTCTTTTCAGCTATCTCTTGAAAAGCATCAGCTATGCTCTTTAAGAATAATCTGTTTTTAAAAAACTCTCCATCGTAGAATAAACAGAACTCCCAAAAATTCCTTCTTGACAATTCAGCTCTTGCATACATTTTTATTGCTTCCCTAATTTCTGTCTGTTCCATCGTCTTTTGCTTACGTTTTGCTTATAATTTGCTTCAAGTTTGCTTTTACTTTGCTTACAGATTGCTTACTCCTCTCCTTCAGTTAAGTATTTACGTAAATCTTCTTCTGAAAGGTG